GTCGTTCGCCGGCCACACCCTTCCCGACCCGGCGCCGTGGGAAAGGGCACAAGTCGAAGACGTGGCGCAGTACGCAAGAGGAGTCGAGCTATGGCACAGGAGACGACAGCAGTCGCAACGAGAGACAGCGGAGGCGGCCCAGTAGCGAAGACGATGCGCGAGAGAATCGAGCAAGGCGCTCTCGCGATGATCGTCAACATGCTGCCTCCCGAGAAGGCGAAGGCAGCAGCGGCCAAGGTGGGCCTCGCGTTCGAGACGGCGAAGCGCATCAGCAAGAACGGCGACGCATGGACGAAGTGCACCAGGGACTCGATCGAGGCGTGCATTGCACGGTCTGCGATCACTGGCCTATTCCCTGGTGGGCCAAGTCCTGCGGTGTACCTCATCCCGCGGGGCAACGAGCTGAACTGGGAGATCACCCACATCGGCTGGGGCGAGCTCGCCAAGCGCCAAGGCTACATGCTCATGGCGATACCCGTCTATCGCGGCGAACCGATCCGCGTCACCGACGGCGAGGCGCACGACCATGAGGCGGCGCCCGAGGGAGGTAGCGAGAACTACGCAGACCTGCTCGGGGTCTACGTCATCGTGCGCAGGCTCTCCGACGGCGTGACGCTTTGTCGTCCATGGGTCAGCAAGGCGAAGATCGACAAGCGCAAGACCGCCAAGGGCGCCGGCCCGGTGTGGGGCCAATGGCCCATCGAGATGGCGCAGAAGACCGCCATCAAGTACTGCGCGGCGCGAGGCTACCTTCCGGTGAGCGGCGACGAGTGGAACACTGCGCTCGCGTCAGGCGACGACGTGGTGATCGACACCGACGCCACCGAGATCACGGACGGCGTCGTCGAGCTTCCGCCGGAGCCCGAGGCGATCTCGGCTGCCGAATCTTGATGACTTCATGAGCTGATTGTGGTAGCAGTGTGCGGGCCAAACGAGGCAGGAGATAGCGACATGGCGGACGAGAACGAGTCGGACAGTGGGAAGAAGCAGACGATTAGCGTGATCGACAGCATCAAGGTCGTGATCACGGCGCCCGAGAACGCGGATGCGGGCGAGATCCAGGCCGCGTGCGAGCGTGCCCGGTCGAAGTTCGAGAACAAGGACTTCAAGGCGCCGGGCAAGCCTCGGGCCAAGAAGTCCGAGTGACGAGAGACGCCGGCCCATGGCCGGCACATAGCGGGATAGCGCAGTCGGTAGAGCACTGGACTCATAATCCAGAGGTCGCAGGTTCGAGTCCTGCTCCCGCTACAAAACTGAGAAGGCGTGGCTGGTGGCCCGGTGGTGTCGAGTGATGGCGACGCCACCGGGCCACGCTCTTTGGGTGGGAGGTGCTTGTGGCGGCTGTATCTGTCCAGTTGGCGAGGAACCTGGAGCGCATGCTTCGGAACCGCAAGGCTTGGCCGGCGTGCATGGCACTCCCGTGGGACTCACAGCGCCGTATCGCCATCGACGATGGGCTGGTGACGATCGTGGACCGTCGTGAAGGTGCGGACCTATACGACCCAAAGAACACGATCAAGCTCTCGGAGGTCGGCATTCGTGCGGTGGAGTTCTTCAGAGCTGGAAAGCGAGCTGCGTGATGGCACGATGGCGAATCCGACCCGCCGATCCTGTGGAGGACGGCGTCATCGTGACAGCTCCGAACGGTGTGGAGTTCGAGAGCTTCCACCCGCTCGCCGTCGTGAAGTCGACCATTACTGCGCTCGAGCGCGCCGATGTCTTCGCGGAGGGCTGCGACCCGGTGCTGCCGCCCGACTGGCCGGTGCTGGTGCTCGTGCCAGTGCTCCATGGTCCATGCAGACGGTGCGGCGAGCGACGGCCGGCCTCCGAGTATTCGCTGAAGTTGAACGGCCAGCTCAGTGGTACATGCGACATTTGCTGCTCCACTGACTCGCGCCGGAACAGCAAGGCGCGGCTGTGCCCGATCTGCGGCCTCGAGAAGCCGGACATGCGCATGAAGCGTGGCAAGATCGGCTGCGTGCCATGCCTTACCGCAAGAGTTGAAGTGGCGACGCCGAAGGCGTTCGACGTGGATGCGTTCTGTCGCGAGTCGCGCAACGCCGCCGGGCTCTCGCAGAGCAACGTTCCTCGCTCTGCGGCGAGGAATGACTTGGCCCGTTCGGTCGTATATCAGTGTGGGAAGATTGGCACCGGATAGTCCGGGTCCACAAACGAGCGCGGGTGTAACACAGAAAGGGAACTCCGGGACCGCGCTCGTCAGTCGTGGTCGATGGATCTGGCCGGCAGCGATGGGTGATCGCTGCCGGCTTTCTTTTCTCGGATGGTGGTGTCGATGGCCAGGGACGACGAATCGCTGGGACCGCTGTTCGGCGGCTCTCGGCTGAAGGCGAATCGCAGAACTCGGCGGGTCGGCCCTCCGAAGATCGCGGCAGATCCGGTGTGGTCTGGCGCGACGGATGAGGAGCGCGAGGTGGCGCTGAGCGTCCTCGAAGCGCTGAATCGGGCTCGCGCCAGTTTCGGCATGCCGCACCTACCGAAGGCTAGACTTAGCCCGTCGTCCGCCATCCCCGTGATCCGTCGACTGCGAGAGCTGCGGGAGTTGCTTGCCGGCACGCGTGACGACCCGTGCGAGGTTCTCCGCTGCTGCGCAATGGCCCGGGTCGCACTGCATGCCACGGCGAAGGATGAGGCCGTGCGAGCTGGCGACTACGCCACGACGCGGACGATCTTCGACGATGACGACAAGTGGCAGAGCGTGCTGAATGCTGGCCGCCGATGGGCTCGAGGAGACCGTGCCATCCACGGGCAGCAGCCACAGCGAGAGCCGGAGAGCGTGCCGGCCAAGCCGAGAGGAGTCGCGTCCCATGGTCCGCGTCGGTAGCGAGGATCTGCTTCGGCCGACCGGCGACTTCACCTTGGACGTGCTGCTCGATCGCATCGAGCTCCACGTGCGCAAGGCTGACCGCGCGTGCGCCCTATGGGCGCACTACAAGGCGGAGATCCCTGGGGCCGCTCTCATGACCGCTGTGCACCACTGGTCGGACGCCGCGCTCACCACAGAGCAGGCGAAGGTGTGGAAAGCCGTCGATGCGGCGATCGGTTCGTACACCGGCGGGGTCATGACGCTCAGCGGCCCGCGAGGCATCGCCAAGTCAGCAGGCGCGGCGCGGTGGGCGATGAACCGGCCGGGCGAGATCCGATGGCTCCGCGCACCAGAGGCCGGTCGCATCTCGCTCCACGACAGCGGAAAGTGGCAGGCCATCCACGACGCGCTCGTCGCGAGCAAGCACCGCGTGGTGATCGACGACCTCGGGTCGTTCAACACGACGCACTCCGTGGCGATCAACCGGCTCGGAGATCTCGTGTGCTCCCTGCACGAGGCTGGCACCGAGGTGTGCATCACCACGAACTTCGGGCGCACCGCGCTCGAGCAGGTCTACGACCAAGCCGAGGGCGGACAGGGGCGGCTCGTCGATCGGATCACAGGTCATGGCGCGACGTGGGTCGATCTGTGGGACATCGCCGAAGGCGTGCCGTCGTTCCGCGAGCACCCACCGGAGCAAGCGCCCTCCCCCGCCGCAGCGTCGGCGATCGAGCTGCTCAAGGCGGTCTACACGGCTCGCCAGAGCGGCGACGTCGGTCCCGTGCTGCGCATGCTCGGCATCGACGAGGCGCGATTCATGGCGGACGTGGAAGCACAGGCGAGGAACAGGGCGAGGGTGATGGCGCTCTGCAACCCGATGCTCGACCGAATGCGCATGGAGGACGAAGCCGAGGATGACTAGCGCACTGCCACACTCCCGCGAGTCCGAAGGCGCCGTGCTCGCCGGCATCATGCTGCGCAACGACGCGATCCACGACGTGGCCGCGACGATCGGTGACGACGCGTTCTATCTGCCGTCGCACGCCGCGATCTGGCGAGCGATGCTCCGGCTGTCGGAGGCCGGGAAGCCCATCGACCCCGTCACGCTGGAGTACGACCTGCGTGGCCACGACGAACTCGGGCTCGTGGGCGGGCTCGAAGGACTTGGCTTGCTATCGGGGCACTGGGCTAGCAGCGCGAACGTCAGGCACCACGCGGCGCAGCTCCGCGAGCAGGCCGACGTGCGAGCGCTGGCGAAGTTGGGCCGCGAGCTAGCCGACGTTGGAGCGGACCCGATCGCCGACCCGAAGGCCTTCGTCGCCGATGCGACCGCACGAATCTCGGCGCTCACCGCTGGCCAGACGATCGCCGGAGACCTGACCCAGATCGGTCGAAGCGTATACGACGCGTTCAAGGAGATCACCGACCGCGCGAAGTCGAAGATCGAGGTCACCGGGATCCCGACGGGCTTCGTCGACTTCGACGCCCTCACGAGCGGCATGCAGGCTGGAGACCTGGTCCTTCTCGCTGCGCGCCCGTCGATGGGCAAGACGGCGATGGCCCTCAATATCCTGCGGCACGCGTGCGTCCCTCGATTCCCCGATGCTGATGCGGTCGCTGCGTGCACGCCCGGGGTGGTCTTCTCGCTGGAGATGACCACCTCGCAGCTCATCGAGCGCATGCTCTGCGACGGCGCCCAGGTCGACAGCCAGAAGCTCCGAGTGGGCAAGGTGATCGAGTCCGAGTTCCGCGATCTCGTGCGCCACGCCGACCTGCTGCACAGGGCGCCGATCTGGGTCGACTCCACCAGCGGTCAGAAGATCGACGACATGCGGCGCAAGGTGTCGCGACTCCGCTCGCGAGGCGCCATCCCGAAGGACGGCAAGCTTCTAATCGTTGTCGACTACCTCCAGCTATGCCGCGGCGGGAAGAAGAAGTACGACTCGCGCGAACAGGAGATTAGCGACATCTCCCAGGGACTGAAGAACATGGCGAAGGACGAGAACGGTGTCGTTCTCGCACTGTCGCAGCTCGGGCGAGATGTCGACAAGCGGCCCGATCACACGCCGCAGCTCGCCGACCTGCGCGAGTCTGGCACCCTCGAGCAGGATGCCGACACGATCGCCTTCATCGTTCGGCGCGAGAGGTACGTCGCGGATGAGGCGGAGCGCAAGGAGCTGGAGGGCAAGGCTGAGTTGATCATCGGCAAGCAGCGCAAGGGCCCGACGGGGACGGTACACTTGACGTATCGCGGCAAGTACACCAGGTTCGAGAACGCCGCCGCCGATGACATATTCGGGGCAGCCGCGTAGGATTGTGATTGATCTGGCTCGCATGCTGCGATAGCCATGGCCTGACGAGTGGGTTGCTTATGATGCTTCTTTCTCTCGACTCCCGAGTGGTCGATCTGTCGCTGCTTGAGGCTCGCGGACTTCGCAGCGGAGCCCTTGCGGGGGTGCGCAGGGCTGTGGATCCGTGCCCGATCGAGGTGCGTCCGTGCCTTTGGTCGTGGCTTGGGGCCGATGTCCAGGGCACGATGGCGCTTGACGACATGCGCGCGTCCGTGCTGGCGCATGCTCGATGGTCGCCTGGTGCGTTGCTGTTCGTGCGCGAGCCGTGGAGGCAGGTTGCCTCCGATGGTGCCGCGCGTGTGCAGTACCGTGCGGACGGAGAAGTCGCTGAGCGAGCCAGCCGAGCTCGACGGCTGGTCGTGAACGATCCTCCGCTCGACTCTGCCGAGGAGTGGTGTCCTGCGAGCGACCTTCCCGAGTGGGCCTGGCGGATGAAAGCGCGGGTCCTGGGAGTACAGGTATCGATCGTCGCCACCGAACCGGTCGGCGCGCTCTGGTCTCTCGAATACGAGCTGAAGGTGATGCGCCATGGGTAGCTGGGTGACAACTGCGACGGGTTGTGTGTTCGACTACGACTTGCTGCTCGCCGGCAAGCCGCAGCGGTTCCCGGTCACGCTCCGCGACTTGGCCATCCCTCACTCGCGCTCGCCGCGATGGATGGGTGTCGTGCCGGTGAAGCGCGCCGAGCATCTTGTGCTCACGTCGAGAAGGGCCGGAGAACTCGCGTGGTTGGCGAACCTGGACGAGCGAGCGGCCGCCATCTTCGGGCTTCTCCACGATTCCATGGAGGCGTTCCAGGCCGACCTTCCTCGCCCGATCAAGCGGCGGCCAGGCATGCACGAGTACAACCAGATCGAAACGATGGGCCTGCTCTACATCTGCGACTCCTTCGGTCTTGGCCGCAGCTCGTGGGACCCGAAGATGCAGGCGATCGTCGACCGTGCCGATGCCGAGATGCTCGCAGTGGAGATCCGAGATCTCGTGCCACCGTTGCCCGACGGATACGACTACGGCCTCGAATGGTCGGCGCCGGCAGGCTACAGCGTGAAGACTCCCGCGACCGAGGAGGAGTCGTACGAGATGTTCGTTCGCGAGTGGCACGCTTTGGGACTTCCGACTGTGGGGAGAGCATGAATCGTCAGCCGACCAGCTTTCACCTGTTCTGCGGTGCTGGCGGTGGATCCCTCGGGTTCCAGCGCGCAGGCTTCCGCTCGCTTGGAGCGATCGACAACGACCCGATCGCGTGTCTCGACCATGAGATCTTGACGGGAGAAAAGGCGACGTGGGCCGACATCATGTTGATGTCGCCCGAGGATCTGTGCGCGATGACGGACGGCGAGACGCCGGACGTCCTTATGACGACGGCCCCGTGCAAGGGGTTCTCCGGGTGCCTTCCGAAGAGCAAGTCCGAGACGGAGAAGTATCTCCTGCTCAACTCGCTCGCGTTCCGCGGCGTATGGCTGGCGCTGCTCGCATGGAAGCGTCCGCCTCCGCTGATTCTCTTCGAGAACGTTCCGCGGATCCAGAACCGCGGGCGCGAGTGGCTCGACCAGTTGATCGCGCTGCTTCACTCGTACGGCTACGCCGTGGCCGAGACGGTACACGACACCGGTGCTCTCGGAGGAGGGGCCCAGAAGCGGCGCAGGTTCTTGCTTGTCGCTCGGCACATGGAGCAGGTTCCGACGTTCCTTCGTGTTCCGACGTCGCAGCGGATCAAGGGCGTCGGCGAAGTGCTCGGCGACCTTCCGATTCCGCTGCCTCCTCCGAGCGAGGAATGGCAGGCGGCGAACGGCGGGCCCATGCACCGCTTGCCGATGCTCGCCGCGATCAACTGGGTCCGCCTTGCGCTCGTGGAGGCTGGCCTTGATTGGAAGTCCCTGCCCGAGAGCGTACGGCTGCCGCAGAGAGACCAGCGGCAGAACGGCGGACTCGGCGTTGTCGCGTGGGGCGAGCCGTCGCATACAGTCGTGGCTGCGTCCACGGTGAAAGCGTCGTGGGCAAGCGTGGCTGACCCTCGGATGTTCGACGTGCGTAGCGACTGCGAGAGGCGCGACGGATCGATCGGCATCACCGCGTGGGACCAGCCGTCGTACCCGGTCATCGCCAACGGCAGCATGCACAACGGCCCGTGGTCCGTCGCCGACCCGAGACTCGCTCATGCTCCTAGGAGTGGAGCCTTCGGAGTCGTCGGTTGGGACCGGCCTTCGTTCGTCGTGAAGGGCCACCACAACGTGAACAATGCGCCCGCATCCGTCGCCGACCCGCGAGTGCCGGAGATCGTCGGCCCGCCATTCGACATCGACGACAAGACCCCGCGGCACATGATCATCCGCGCTGCCGATGGCACGTGGCACCGGCCGATGACCACGCTGGAGCTCGCCGTACTGCAAGGCTTCCCGGCACAGATCAACGGGCAGTGGCTCAAGCTCACCGGCGAGAGCCAAGCGCACCATCGGCTCGTAATTGGGAACGCGGTGCCTGTCTACGCAGCGGAAGCGATCGGTCGCGCGTGCATCGAAGCGCTCGACGAGGCGCATGCTGGGGCGTTCTCCCTGTCGCATCGCAAGGTGTGGGTGAGCCCGCAGCCGACGGAGTTGGCGGCATGATCGTCGGGGCATGCCAGCGCTGGCGCGAGCGTCGGGGCGTGTACCGTCCCGCGGGCGAGACGATTGCGACGCGGCAGTACGAGGTCGCACCGATCGCCGACGACACCACCGCGCGCAGGTTCGTGCTATCGCACCACTACTCGGGAAGCTACCCCGCGGCTCGCCAGCGCTTCGGTCTCTACGGCCCCAGCGGGCTCGAGGGCGTGGCCGTCTTCTCCGTGCCGGCGCAGCCCAAGGCGCTCGACGTGCTCCCCGGCGACCGCGACACATGCGGCGAACTCGGGCGGCTGGTCCTGCTCGACGCGGTGCCGGCGAACGGCGAGTCGTGGTTCCTCGCGCGGTGCTTCGAGCTGCTTCGGCGCGAGGGGTGGACCGGCGTCGTGAGCTTCTCCGACCCCGTGCCCCGCACCACCGCGGCGGGCGATGTCGTGTTCGCGGGCCACATCGGCGGGATCTACCAGGCCACGAATGGCGTGTACCTCGGGCGAGCTGACGCTCACACGCTGCGACTGCTCCCCGACGCTACCGTGCTTCACGGCCGCGCTATGGCCAAGATCCGCAAGCGCGAGAAGGGCTGGCGGTACGCATCTGCGGTGCTCGAACGCCACGGCGCCGAGCCGCTGCGCGAGGACGAAGACGCCGCGGCATGGCTGCGCCGCTGGGTCGGGAGGCTCACACGTCCGCTGCGGCACCATGGAAATCTGAAGTACGCGTGGGCTCTCTTTCCTCGCGACCGGCGGCGCCTCCCGGCCTCGCTGCCGTACCCGAAGATCCTCGGTGCCACATGAGCAGCCAGCTCGATTCCATCGTCAGCGTGATCAAGCAGTGCAGCTTCCGGTGGTCATCGGAAGCCGATATCCACAAGGGTCTACTCCAATGGCTAGAGCGTCAGCAGCAGCATGTTCCGAGCTTCCGATCGGAGGTGGTACTGACCAAGCGAGACCGGCTCGACGTGCTGCTCGACGACGGGACGGCGATCGAGATCAAGGTGGCCGGCACGAAGACGGAGGTGCTGCGGCAGCTCCATCGATACGCAGAGCACGAGGTGGTGACGGGGCTGATTCTGCTCACGACCAGGATGGCACACTTGTCGATGCCGCCAACGGTGCTTCGCAAGCGCCTGGTGGTAGTGCCAATCCTCGGACTGTGAGGACGTGCGGCACCATCACGAGGGCTAGATCCTCGTGGGTGGTCGAAGCTAAGCCGCACGTGATGAGCGACCTGCGGCGCCTGTTCCCTCGGGCGGTCGGCCACGGGCAGATCTCGCTGGCGCACAACGACGCGACGTGTCGCGACCTCGTTTGGTTCTTGCAGCGGTACCCGATGACCGTCAGCGACGACGATCGTTCGACGATGGTCGCTCGGGCGCAGGCGAAGGAGATGGAGCTCGAGTCAGCGGCCGCTATCATCGGCGGCGACTACGAGCGCCGATCGTTCCCGCTGGCCATCGCGCCGCGCGACTACCAAGTGCAGGCGGCGATGCTTGCTCTTGCCACTGGCGGCGTGCTCTGTGCTGACGATCTTGGGCTTGGGAAGAGCATAGTCGCGATCTGCACGATCTCCGCAGTCGAGGCGCAGCCTGCCGTCATCGTCTGCCAAACGCACTTGCAAGCGCAGTGGGTGGCCGAGATCCGCAAGTTCGCGCCGCACCTCACGTTGCACAGGATCCGGCGAGGCAGTACCACCGATGCCAAGGGCAAGCCGTACGTGCTCGTGCAGGCTGACGGGACCATGCCCGACGTGATCGTTATCTCGTACAGCAAGCTCGCCGGATGGGCGGAGACGCTCGCGCAGCACTATCGCTCGGTGGTGTACGACGAGATCCAAGAGCTGCGTCATCCGGGCACGGCCAAGCACAACGCTGCCAAGCACCTCTCCGAATCGGTGAGCTACCGGCTCGGTCTCTCGGCTTCGCCCATCTACAACTACGGCGGGGAGTTCTACTCGATCATGGACGTGCTGCGACCCGGGTGCTTGGGGACGCGGTCGGAGTTCTTGTCGGAGTGGTGCCACGGTTCCGACGACGACGGTGGGAAGAAGGCGACGATCGCAGACCCCCGCGCGTTCGGCTCGTACCTCGCCGAGCAGGCGCTCATGATCCGCCGGACTCGCGCCGACGTTGGCCGCGAACTGCCGCCCGTGGAGCGCATCCTGCATCCGATCGAGTCCGACCCTCGCAGGCTTCGCGAGGTGCACGACACCGCAGCCCGGCTCGCGGAGGTGATCTTGAGCGACGCGTCCGGCGAGATCCGCATGCGTGCGAGTGCCGAGTTCTCCAACGAGCTGCGGCAGGCGACGGGCGTCGCGAAGGCGCCTTTCGTGGCGGACTTCGTCGACCTGCTTCTCCAGTCTGGCGAGCCCGTGCTGCTCTACGGGTGGCACCACGCCGTCTACGACATCTGGGCCGAGCGACTGCGAAGTCACAACCCGGCGTTCTACACGGGCGAGGAGACGGAGGCTCAGAAGCTTCGCTCGTTCTCTCGGTTCAGTACCGGCGAGACCAACCTGTTCATCGGCTCGCTTCGCAGCGGCGCCGGCCTGAACGGCTTGCAAGACCGCGCTCGAGTGATCGTCTTCGGAGAGCTCGACTGGAGTCCGAAGGCGATGGATCAATGCGTCGGCCGCCTGCACCGCGACGGGCAGCAGAGCAACGTACTCGCGTACTACCTGCTCGCGGAGGGCGGGGTCGACCCGTACATGGTCGAAGCCCTCGGGATCAAGCGGCAGCAGCACGACCTGGTGGTCGACTACCAGCGCGACGATCTCGTGGTCGGCATGCAGGCCAGCCCGGACAGGATGAAGCGTATCGCTCAGGACTACCTGCGGCGGACGGGAGCGGCGAGGACATGATCCAGGGCACGCTGTTTGAAGCCGCGCTTGATGCAGCGCCGGCGGAGGTCGACGACGAGACCCGCAAGAAGTTCGCCGTCCACCGCACGCCGATGGGCATCGTGAGGCAGGTCGTCGGCAAGGTCGCGCCGCTGGTCGAGCAGCGGCACTCGCCCGTGCGGCGCATCCTGATTCCGTCCGCTGGCGATGGCCGCTGGGGGCTGGTCTGCCGCGAGCGCTGGCCCGATGCCCACGTCACCGCCGTGGAGCCGCGACCCGAGGAGGCCGAAGGGCTTCGGCGGTTCTGCGATGCCGTGCTCACGATGACGATCGAGCAGGCGCAGGCGAGCGACGTGCTCGCCTCGTACGATCTTGTCATCGACAACCCGCCGTTCTCGCTGCCCCTGACGCCTGGAGCTGTGCCCGACCAGGCTACGGCGATGGCGGCCTTCCTCCCGTTGCGGCATCGCTTGCGGCACCCGTGGTCTCGCCTCGTGCTGTACTGGCTCACCGAGTTGGGGCAGCGCTCGCAGCGAGCGGTGGACCTGTTCGAGGAGCACCTGCCGATCGAGCAGTGGCGCATCCCGCTGCCGGTGTCGCACGACCGCACGGTCGACATGCGGAACTACAGCGTGTGGCACTGGAGCCCCGCTGCTGACAGGCCGGTGGCCGAGTGGAGGACGAGCGTCCTGCCCGTGCTGGACAAGGTCGGTCGCCGCTCGACGAGCACGGACATGGACAAGGACGTCTGATGCCGCGGCCAAGCGGAAGAAGGGGCCGGCCGATCGGCTCACGGAATGGCGTCGAGATGGACCCGTTCCGAATGCGCGAGTTCGATCTGCTGTGCCGAGAGATCGGCGCTCCCAACCGGCGAACGCTTCCGATGGGGGCAGAGAGAGCCTTCCGCGACAACGTGCTGCCGAGATGGGCGTACGACGAGATCGACAAGATGGCTGATTACTTCACGTGCTCGACGCTGCTTATCGTTCGATGCGCCGTGCTCGCGCTGACCCGCAAGGTTGCGGAACGGATCCCCGCGCTCGCTGACTTCGGCTACCTCCCGGCCCCGAGGGTCGGCGTCTACCCGGTCGACAGTCCAGTGTGGCGACGATTCGCCGCACTGTGCGAAGAGTTCGATACGGCATGGGACGAGTTCGAGACCCACAATACCGGCCGAACATTCGCCATGTTCACCGACGACGAGATGGGCGAGATCAAGCGCGCCGCTGCCGCATACGGAGTGTCGCGTGGCCGATTCGCACCGGTCGGCGTGATACACATGATCCGCAGGTGGAGAGGCGGCGGACATGCGGGAGACGAAGTGGAACGCTGAGTCGCGCAAGGTGATCTTGCGCTGGATCGGGATGGCCTATCACCGCGAGATCGCGGCGGCTCGAGCACGGGTGAGTGAGACCCAGCTCTCGGCTTGGCTGAAGCGCGGCGAGATCGAGCTGAATACCTGGGCGGAGTACATCGACGGAGGCGGAGATCCAGACGCCCCCGACGCTCCGCAGCGCACCGAGCACGCGATCTTCTTCGAGGATGTGCAGGCCGCCGAGGCCGAAGCACAGATCGCTCTCGTGAAGCCGATCATCGAATCGGAGAGCAACGAGGATCGGAAGTGGGTCGCGGAGCGGCTCTACTCCAAGCAGTGGGGCAAGCCGGGCAAGCTGTCGATCGAACACAGCGGGCCAGGCGGGCGACCGATCGAGATGATCGACGCGCGCAAGGAACTGTTCAACCGACTCGATGCGGCGATGGAGCGCGAAGGTGGGGACGATCCAGTCGTCGCGTGACGTTCGGCTATACGCTCGACTCAAGCATCTGCGTGCGAAGGATCGGGGCGCATTCAAGCGCGCCATCATGAGCATGCAGCCTGAGATCGCGGAGCGTTTGCTGTACGACTGGGAGGGACTGTTCGCGCGAGAGAAGCAACTCGAGCCGGACGATCCGCGGTGGATGTATTGGTTGATCACCGCAGGGCGCGCCTTCGGCAAAGCGGTTCGGATCGAAACTCCAATCCCTACTCCGTCTGGTTGGACGACGATGGGCGAGTTGTCGATCGGCGATCGCGTGCTCGACGAGCGAGGCCTTCCATGCTCCGTCACGTTCGCAACCGAGGTGCAGCACGATCGTCGGTGCTTCGATGTCGAGTTCTCCGATGGCTCCGTCATTGTTGCAGACGCGGATCATCTCTGGGCTGTCTATCACCAGAGCCACGGGATCATTGCCACGACTGCACAGTGCGGCGAGATGCTCAGCTATGCGGGTCCGCGCGGAGTACCTGTCTCGTACGATGCTCGCTTCATAGTAGGCGTCTGGGTTCGCGACAGCGTGCCCGTCCGTTGCATTCAGGTCGATTCGCCTACGAGCATGTTCCTCGCGGGCGAGACCAGGATCCCCACACACAACACGCGCACCGGTGCCGAGACCGTGAGGTTGTGGGCGGAGAAGAAGATCTACGACTACATCCTCATCGCCGGCCGCACCGCCGGCGACGTCCGCAGCCTACAGATCGAGGGTCCGAGTGGCATCCTGCGCGTCTCGCCGCCGTGGTTCAAGCCGAAGTACGAGCCGTCGAAGCGCCTGCTCACCTGGCCCAACGGGGTGATCGCGGAGATCCGCTACGGCGATTCTGTCGATGGCTTCCGCGGGTTCTCGGGCGGCGGCGCATGGCTCGACGAGCTGTTCCACTGGGCGAAGGCGGAGGACGCGTTCGACAATCTCACGCTCGGCATGCGCGAGGCGAAGGCCGATCGCATCCGCATCTTGATCACGTCGACCCCGAAGCCGTGCCGGCTGGTGCGTACGCTCCTCGCCGACAAGGCAGACGGTACGACGTTCCACACCGAGGGATCGACGCTCGAGAACCGGGCCAACCTCGCGAAGGACTACATCGCCAAGACGGTCGGTCGACTCAAGGGGTCGCGGCGAGGCAAGCAGGAGATCGAGGGGCAGATCCTCGATGACGTGCCCGGAGCGCTGTGGAAGTACGAGACGCTGGCCGCCAACCGCGTCGTCGGAATCCTGCCAGCTTACGACATGTGCGTCATCGCTGTGGACCCGGCGGTGTCGGAGGACGGGCCGAGCGCCGAGACGGGCATCGTGGTGGGGGTGCGCATCGCCGACCCGCACTCGGCGCTGGACGGCCACATCGTGATCGTGGAGGACGCGACCGCGAAGTACTCCCCCGAAGGCTGGGCCGACAAGGTGGCCACCCTGTTCTACCAGTGGAACGCGAACTACGTGGTGGCCGAGGTGAACCAGGGCGGCAACCTGGTGACTGCGAACATCCGACTGCGCGACCGACGGATCCCGGTCAAGACCGTGCATGCGAAGCAGGCGAAGCGCTTGCGAGCGGAGCCGATCGTGTCGCAGGATGAGGTCGGCGTGATCCACCACTGGCTCAGCGAGGAAGAGAACAAGTACGACCACGACAAGTTCGGTGCGCTCGAGCACCAGATGACCCAGGTCGATCCGAACAACATGCGCAAGCCGAAGGCGATCGACGACGAAGAGGGGGACCGCTACGATCGGGTCGACGCTCGCGTGTACGCCTGCCACTTCCTGCTGTTCGGCGAGGTAGTCGATGCGTCGAGCATGCTTGATGGCTACGGCTGACCGTGGTACCCGTGGGCGATGGCCGTTGGAGACGTGGACATGGAGATCGTCGAAGCGATGAACGCGGCGCGGCGACGATTCGAGGAGGAGATCGGCGCGCTTCGTGCCCAACGGGAGGCTCTCGCACTGGCGGAAGCTGCTGCTCGCGAGGCTGAGCAGCAAGCCGAAGCCAAGCGTGCGGAGTACGTCGAGATCATCGACAGCATGCTGGCGATCAAGGACATGGAGATCACCGGCAACGAAGTGAGGATCGACTTCAAGGTCCCGCACTTCGCCGCCGGCGCTCTCGCATGGTCGTTCGCCGACTCGCTCGGGGACGCGCGGCACTACGTGGAGACCTACTTCCGACACCCCGACGGCGAGCACGTTATCGCTGTGACGATCCAGCGCAAGGAGGGGAAGCGGCCGGCCGAGCTCGTGTCCGAGATGCGCGAGGTGATGCAGGCCATGCTGGACGAGATCCACAAGGGCGGCTCGTGTCCGTTCTGCGGAGCCGAATCGGTCCATGGAGATGCCCACTCCGACGCATGCCTCACTCGTCGCGCTGTGGCGCTGGTGTTCGTGCCGAGCAACGTGCCCGGCACGGACCGACCAGCGCTAGACTAGCCTTCGCCCTTCGCCAGCTCGCGAGCCATCGCGAGCCGCTCGTCGGGCGGTAGCGTCGCCATGAGATCGCGGATGCGGCGAGCGTTGCGCTCGATCCGCTGCTCGTCGGTCTCGCGCAGGTCGTCCATCCAGTACCCCACAAGCTCTTCCACCGTGGTGCCGGCGGGCAGCGCGACGCCGCAGTCCTCCACGATCGAATCGAGGAACGACGCGAGTTGCCTCCGCAGGGACATGTCAGCGGTCTCGCCGTCGAGCGGACGCAGGCTGGACTTCGCCTCCTCGATCTCCTGCCGGCAGTACACCACGGCGTCGAGCAGCTCTTGGTACAGGTCGACCAGCGGACGGCGCCCGTTGTTCGTCCGCAGTGGGACACCGTACTTGGCGCGGCCGACCGCATCGCGTTCCACCATGTCAGCGATGACGAGGGGCCACACGTCGATGTTGCCCGTGGTCGGAGGGGGTTCCGGCTTGTTGAGATCGAGGTTTTGCATCGGCCACTTACTCCGCGGTTGGCAAGGATGTTCCGTCGGAATGCTGGCCGTCGCTCCACGGTAGTAGCTGCGATGCCGGTTTTCTTGGTGACCAACAAGGTGACGCACGCTCGAATGGTGGCGATGGCTCGCAATGCCGACGATGCTGCGGCGATTCATCCAACGTGCGACACCGCGAGGCGCGTCGATAGCGGTTGGGTGCGCACCGTCGGAGGCCACCATTACCGCGATGAATGGGTGCCCGCTCCGCCTGGATGGCCGCACAATCTCGCGTTCGTACACGTCGACCTGCTCGCAACGAACGACAGCCGCATGTTCAGCGGGACCACGTCGGTCATGGCGTACCAGCCGAGCATGGACCTACGCCACGAGGGTGAGGGCGGCAGCGATCGGTGGGGCGGCTACACGCTGGACGCGCTGGCTCCCGGGGCGGAACCGAGGGAGCCATTCGATGATTGACCAGTCCATGCTTGAGGCGGCGATCGTAGAGCTGCGCAAGGTCGCGGACGAGCATCGCCGCGAACTCGAGGCGCTGGCGGAGGACCAGTCTCCCTATCGAATCAGGCGCGCGTTCTGGGTCACAGCGAATCAGTGGGGCGACGATCTGGTGTCGCGCTTGCTTCCGGCCTGCGGGCACAAGGGAGCCAAGGCCGCGCGTCGTGCTGCGGTGGAGACGGAGATCCATCAGGCGCCAGCCTTCGTGGCTATGTGCGACGACCTCGTGGCGTGCGGCCTCTTGAAGCGAGAAGCGGAAGATCTCGCCGTTTGAACGGTACTGAAGCCATGACGACGAGACGCGAGCGGCTTGAGGCGAAGGCGGAGAAGCGGCGGGGCTGGGCTGGCAAGGCGGCAGCCCAGGCGAAAGGCCGATTCGATGCGGCGCAGTCGATGGCGGACGGCATGACCGCCGAGCCGATCAAGGTCGGGCACCACAGCGAGGGCCGCCATCGTCGAGACGTCGAGCGACTCGACACCCACATGCGGAAGTCCGTCGAAGCGACCAAGCTCGCACGGCACCACGAGGACAAAGCAGCCGGCCTCGAGCAGCAGCTCGCGACCACGATCTTCTCGGACGACCCGGACGCGATCGAAGCGCTGGAGGCGAAGGCGAAGGTTCTCGAAGACCGCCGAACGAGGTACAAGGCTGAGAACGCGGCCTACCGCAAGCACGGCGCGGCAGGGCTGGTCGGCCTCGGCTGGTCAGCGACCGCCGCTGCCAAGGCGGTCGAGCTCTGCGGCGGCCGACCGCTCCACTCGGCGTATGAGCTGACGAACATGGGCGCGGAGATCCGCAGGATCCGCAAGCGCATCGAGGAAGTGAAGGCTCGCCAGGCGAAGCTGGCGGCAGCCGAGCAGGCCGGCGGCAGCCGGGTCGAGCGGCGTGGCGACCAGGCCATCGTGACGTTCTCGGAGGCACCTGGACGCGCCACGATCGAGAGCCTGCGGGCGGCGGGATTCCGCTGGTCGGCCCCCTCGTGGTACGGTCCGGCGGCGTGCCTGCCCGAAGGGATCGAGGAGTCGTGAACGAAGCGCAGGCCGTGACCGATGCCGAGTGGCTGGCGCTCGGCCGGAAGATCGCCGCGCTCCGAGAGGAGCGGGGATGGACGCAGGCCCAGCTCGCCGCGGCGGTGGCCAAGCATGAGGCTGCGGCGGAGGCGGCAGAGGGGGAAGCCGAGTGCGCCCCTGCGACTATCGCGCGTTACGAGCACGGGGTCATCCGGCTCTCGACGTCGCGGCTGTGCGCGATCGCCGAAGTGCTTGGTATGAGCGCTGCCGACCTTGTGGACGGCGTTCTGTAGATTTCTTGCAGATACCGCTAGCGTGTACGTATAGCATCGGTCATGATGCCCTCATGTCCGCCGCCGCTCTTGAGATCGACACCATCACCACCGAAATGTCCTCGCTTCGCGCGCTCGCGCTCGCTCTGACTCACTCGTCGAGCGATGCCGACGACCTGCTCCAGGACAGCCTGCTTCGCGCGTGGCGCTTCCGCAACTCCTTCGACCCCTCCAGGGGGGATGCGAAGTGCTGGATGAAGACCATCGTGCGCAACACGCATGCCAACCGCTGCGCCAGCACGGAGTCGCAGAGACGATCATGCGATGGCCTCGCCATCGTCGTGGCCATCAGCGACAGCATGCACTCATGCCCCGAGGCTGCTGCGCTTCGCTCGGAGCACGAGTCCGAGGTTCGCGCGGTCGTCCATGCCGCCATCGATGCTCTGCCCGCCGAGCAGGGTACAGCCGTTCGCATGTGCGACATCGAAGGCCTGAGCTATGCCGAGATCGCTCGTCGCACTGGTGTTCCGATGGGGACCGTCACGAGTCGGATCCACCGCGGCCGCCGGAGCATGGAGGCGATGCTCGGGAAGTAGCTGCCACCGATCTGCAAGGCCCGACGTCGCAAGACGCCGGGCCTTTGTCGTCTCAGTGAAATAATCTAACGACTGAAACTGTTTCGATAGCACCATGACCGACGACCTTCTCGACTTCGACTTCCACGGAAAACCGCTCGCGCCCATCGGCACGCTTCGGTGTGACGTGGCAGTGCGGACCGACTGCGGAGGCATCGTGTCCGCCATCGTCGAGCGCCACTCGTCGGGGATGATCTTCATCTCGGAGGCGGGCGGCGGCGGCCTTGGTCCCGTGGGCGCGCGAGAGACGGTCGAGCGAGCCATCAAGGGGGCGGCGCTGTCGGTGCCTGCCGAGGCTCACCGCGGGCTGCTGTACCTCGCCACGGGCCCGCAGTTCGAGAGAGGCGCGACGTTCTGCCGCTCGCTTGCTCGGGCCATCGATCGCGGCGAGTGCTCATTCGCGCTGTAGCTGCGGCTCGAGCTCTCGCAGGTCGTTCACCGCCGGCGGCTCGCCGGAACGAAGCCCGCTCCCGTCCTTGGACAGGGCGGGATTGTGTCGTTGCGGCACGACGCCCAAGAGGGGCCGGCACTGCGCCGGCGGCCGCAGGAAACAGCATGGGACTGTACGCCTGCCGCTTCCGGGTGCTGGTGGGACTGCGACAGGATCTTCTAGCTCACAATGA